AAGGTCATACTTCGACTTAGCCCTGCAAAGAGCTAAACCGACAGTAACAAGGCGACCAGATTCGAAGGCTGATAACAAAGCCTTATCGAGTCTGGGGAGGTCGATGGTGGCAACACCAACGCCTCTACTTTGAAAGAGGGCAGAGAGAGACACTTCATCTCTACTCCACTCTACCTGGTCGTTAGGGAAATACGCCGCACAATCCGAGAGGATTGCTCGGTAGAGCCCTATGAAGTCGAACACCGGCCTTTTATTCATGCTTAACACCTATGTTAGGGATGAATGCGGGACCATTGCTCCAAGTACACTACATCAGAAGATGTAGGCTAATGCACTAGCTGGGCCTTTAGTTGGCCCAGCCGTACATATCGTTGAACAGGGTAGTCGTCGTAAGGCCCAAGAAAGCCGAAGCGGCGTAACCGTAGTTCACGAGAGGCGACTGAGCAGGATTGTCGCGACATACAGTATAGAACTGTACGAACGATTCCGGCACAGTCGAAGTAGCCAAGGTGGTGACAGTCAGCTCGACGTTATGTCGATCATGCTGAAAGCCAGCCTTGTCCGCAGCCTCGAGCGAATGACGAATCTTGACCCGAAAGGTCAGCGTACCGTCATTCAAGAAGTACTCGGATCCGTAATTGTCTTGGTTGATGCGTGGCAGATTCTTAGCCACAGCATTGTACGTGACAACAAGCGGGTTTGCAATAGTCATAGTTCGAACTTCTTTCTTGTGAGCATCTCACAGGTGCATTCTTGAGCCTATGAGAGCCGCAAGAATCGACAGTTGCCCCCCGTTGAGAAACGGGAGGTTCCAGGATATCGAAGGCGAAGGATTTGCGTATACGCGTCTACCTTTAGACACGAGCTCCATATTAGAATTAAACGTGAGTTTAATCGGAGAGCCGGGATTTGAAGCCCATATTCTATGGACGACAATTCTCGACGAACGCATGACACAAGCTGAAGTGCAAGTCACAGGAATAGAATTGCGACTAGCACCGAAGTAATCTCCGACGGGTCGAAACCAGTCGAAGAGCCAAGTCCACGGGATGAGGTCCCAAACGGTTACACCGTCTAGGGCACCACTCGCAGACAAGACAGCTTCAAGCTCTGTGCCAGGATTGGCAACGGATATGTCGTGAATGCTAGCATTCGCGACCCATCTTGTACTAACCCACTGATCCCAGCGACCTCGAATGAGGTACTGGCATTCAGTAGGATCATTGTACAAACCACCGCCGACATAACCTATCCTAGGATTGGTAATGTCTTCGGTGACGCCTCCCTTCGCAGTCATTCGGGCATTCCTTTTTAGGCCCTTATTACGAAGTGCTCGCAGTTCTTTCTTGCGGTTTTCCACCGCTTTTTGGAAATTGAGCATCGTTTTAAGATCCCCTATCAAGGGTTGGAGACCAAATTGCCACTGAAGATAGCCGTTCGACACCATTCGAGGTGAAGGACGACCCATCCTTCCGAGGAAGTAGTCACCAAGGTCCTTAATAAGATGAGGAAGCTCTACTATGTCTTGCCCAATCATACCAACGGCCAAAGAAGGCCGATTGGGATTTGAAATGGACATGGCACGTGTAACAGCATCGCCATCGTTGTAAGGATATTGCCCACCAAAGCCGCCGAGATTGGCTCGTCCAGCACCATAACCGTGGAAACGGTATTGGGTGTTGGACCCTTCAGCCCACCCGAGAAAGTTGTCCTCACGATCAAGTTGGAACAGATTATCTTGACCCCAACCTGGGGAAAAGTCCTCTGTAGTACCAATAATTGACGTGAGGCCGCCGCTATGACTGGTCCCAGAGATGAGATCATCATAGCTACCGCCAGAATAAATTCTGACGGCTCTCGAGCGTATTCGGCCGACCATGTCGATATCCAGAAGTAGGGTAGTGAAACAGGATTGTCTCACTCTGTGCCAGGCCGCGAGGCC